TATGCGGTAGCATACGGCCTTTCCTGCAAGAAAGATTGCCATGAGCTACACACAACTGACCCAAGACGAACGATACCATATCCAATACCTGTCCCGCCACTGCACCATCGCCGAAATCGCCAAACAACTTAACCGCCACAAAAGCACCATCTGTAAGGTCGCGGCGGATTTGTCATAGTTTTGCGGAAGTTTTGACACTTTTTAAAATATCGACTGTGCCAAATAAACTGCAATTCGGAATGAACACAAAGCGACAGGAACGTCGCTTTTGTTTTTACCAGTTACAAATAACCAATTCCCCACTGATTTTTTAAATCTCCCTATTGAGGTCGCCGGTATTCAGACGACCTTTTTCCTTGCCTATTTATCAACAATCCAAGCCTGATACCACAAGCCCTTGAGTGCCGGCGCATAGTTTATGCCTATATCGAACCCTTCCGTTGTGATATTGCCCACATAAGAGTTTCGTGGCGTGGCGTCTTGCATATCCAATACAACATTGACCATTGGACGCTCGGAAAAAGGAACAGCAAATGGAATGGTAATCCACTTGTTGTTGTTATTTCCTTCTGAAAATTTAATTTCCGACCGCGGGACATACATCTCCCGATACTCTTTTTTACCGCCACCTTGCGCAGATCGCAGTTTGCTGATTTCTGCCTCCTGCGCCTTAAATCTGGCAGCAACGGCATCGACAAACAGCTTAAAATGCTCGATCAAGGTCATGACTGCAACGCCTGATTAAATTTAGCCACGAAGTCAGTATCAGTATCGCCAAGATTGAGCGTGGTTTCTACTGCGGTTTTTTGCGGCAGCGTCAAAACTTGCGCCTCATCGATACGCAGGCGTTTGGCAACCGCTTCAGAAAGCGCGGCCGCGCCGGTTTTATCCTGCTCAATATATTTGGCAACTTCCGACAGCGTATCGTATGCCGCGTCTGCACCGTCTAAAATCTCTGATTTAACGGACGTTTTTGCCGCATCAATCAGCGAATCGACCTTCTGGCTGGAGTAAGTCTTATCAGCCGAAGGTGCAGTATCGTCAATCGCTGCGCCGCCGTTACCGCTGCCGATGTTGTCAATACGGGTTTTAAGCTCGTTGACCGCGCCGACCACGCTGCCGCGCTCCGTGGTTTGCAGCATATCTGTCGAGCCGATTTTACCGATAACCTCTTTGAATTTTGCGCCGATAGCGTCCACCAGCGCGTCTATACGTTGTCTTAATGTCATTTTTTATCTGCCTTATGAAGTTGCCAAAATAAATCTTGCGACGAAATCAGGGGCTTCGCCCGCATCCTCGCTTTTAACGTCGGCAAGCCATCGGATGAAGTCCTCAAATGATTTGCCTTGATTTTCGGGCTGTATCAACCACGTCCGATACAAGTCGTCATCGTACCGATGCGCGCCATTTTCCAAATTGCCCTTAAAAACTCGAAACTTACCCAACATTGCTCGTACTCTTTAAAATCTCCAGCGGAATATCTCCGCTGTATTGCACCAAGCCGTCAGAGCGGCGAATAAACTGCAAATCAAAAACGTAATGCCCCTCTATCAAACCTCGGCACACATCGGCATCCAAGCGCAACAGCACCAAGCGTATTTCGGGGTAAAGGGTCGTCTGAAAGCGGGCAACCGTCTCCTTAGTATGTTTGCGCCGAAGCTCGGCGGCAGCGGTCACGCCGGTCAGAGCAGAAATACCCAAGTCGTCCAAAACATCGAAAATCACGCTGATTTCAACGGTCTCGCCCCGTTTGAAGCGCAGAATATCGGTACTCATAACACCCTCAAAATAAAACAAATTATCCCAGACCATCGCCCACCGCCCGGGCGGCGTGCCTGCACTCAACACTACACGCCCAACTCCAAAACAGCAGCATCGGGGGCTTGGCTGATGATGCGGTTGGTGCGAATGTCGTAGAAAACACGTTGATTCAAAGCAGTCTGACCGCTTAAAACGATATTTCCGCCGCTTTGCGTTTGTGCCGCCCATGAGCCGCCGCCCAAATCGCCCGTTATTTTGGCGATGCCGCGCTGTTCGCGGTTGAGCAGTGTCGTCAGGTTCTGATACAGATTGGTCATTTTGTTACTCCCAACAAACAGACAAAAGGTCGTCTGAACATGGCTTTCAGACGACCTTTAAAGCATTTTTAAAGCGACTTTAATCGTCCAAATAGCGGTCGATGCTTACATTTTGAGTAACGACAGGCGCGTCATTTTCGTTTTTGACCTCGACCGATACACCCACGACCACGCCCTGCCAGTTGCCCGACGGCTCGCTGATTTGCCAAATCTCGCCTAAATTAGCCATCGGAATCGCGTATTTGTCTGACACAGGCAAAGACACGGTCTCGCGCTTATGGACACCCGTCGCGCTCAAGGCGGCAACGCCTGCGGCAAGCAAAACAGGCTGGTCGGTATAAAGCGCGTGGGTCAACGCGGAGGCACGCGGCTCGCGGTTGCTGCCGTTGCGGTACACGTCCGCGCCCTTGCCCTTGTTATGGCTCGGCCAAACATAAATCCCGTTCGCCCGCTCGGATATGTTTCGCTGCCCGCTGATGCTGTAAATCACACTGGCAGGCACGGTCACATCCGCCGCCGCCTGCGCCACCTCCCAAGCTGCCGTCCGCCACTTAGGCTTAAATCTTAGGACAGGCTTGGCGCGGTCGCTCTCGATAAACCCGCCTGCCGCCTGCGCCAGCTCTTGCAATACCGCCATCGGCGTCTTGTCCGTCAACGCGTACACATCGGCAGGAATCAGCCAATCCGCCATCGTCCATCCGTCCAAACCCACGCCTGTCGGTCTCAACACCTCCGTGGCGATTTGTTGGGCATATATAGGGTTGCGGTATGTGCCGCTGCCTTTTGGGGCATAGTCCGCGCCCAAGCGGGCGGTAACGCTCCTGCCCGTTACCGTATAGCTCTTTTGCCCAAATCTGCGGTTGTCGCTGTAATCCTCGGCAAGGATGACAAAAGTGTCCGCATTGATTTGCACCTTGATTTGCGCTTCCTCGCCCTTTGCGCGTGCGTCGGGGTTGATTTTCGCGAAATCCTCGGGCGATACGGTCAGGCTGCCTTGCCAGCAGTAGCCGCCCGTATCGGCGGTAAACGAGGCGGAAAACAACTCAATCGGCTGCCCGTCCGCCGTGGCTTTGACGGTGTTTTGCATGATGTATCCGTTTAAAACAGGGGTTTTTGCCGTGTCGAAACAGGCGAACGGCAGCGGAATATGGCGCGGGTCGTGCGCGATTTTTTTACGGTAAAACCGCAGAGCGAGGCGGTTTGACGGCGGGCGGATGCCGCAGACGTAGGTTTCGGGAACCGGCTCAGGCTCGACCGGAATTTCGTAGTATTCGCAGGGGACGGTAACAGCAGGCAGGAATTTAGGGCTAAAACAACGCGTCAAATCCGCCGCCTCAAGGATGTCTGATTGCAGGCAGCCAACCAGCAAAGCGTCGTCTGAAAACGTACTGTCCGCGTAAGTTTCCAATAGTTCGCCCGCCTGCGTATCGCCACCGCAGCCCGTTAAAAACAGGCTGCCTGTCGTGTTCGCGCCGGAGCAGCCGTCTAGCCCGTCCATCGCACTTTGAACACCTGCCGCACACGCCGAAACCGCAAACGACGGCTCGGACTGCGCTTTCAGACGACCTTCAAGCGCGGCCATACCATCAAAGGTCGTCTGAAAACAATGGGCAACGTCAACAGCCTCGACCGACACGCCCGACATTCCGACCGCCGCATTACCTCCGGCAAAACCACCGGTCAAACAGGCCGCCCCCGTCCCAACCGCATGTAGAACAAACCCCCACTCACCCGATACGGCGGCATAGCCTGCCGGCGGCGCGTAAGGTTCGGGCGGCTTAGGCTTGGGCGGCTCAATCGGCGCAACCGCCCCGCCTGCCGCAATATGGCGCAACGGACGGGTAAACGGTATCGGCAGTCGGTTTGACGGCTTACGCTCCGCAATTAACGCCCCAAAAGGCAGCGGAATCCGCGCGGAATCAGCATAGGTTTTGGATTTATCGTCAGACATTTCAGACGACCTTATCCGCCGTTAGTATCGACAAAGGGCTTGATGAAATCATAGGAGACAGGCTCGTATTGCTTTTTATGGTCCGTCGCTACCATCAGATACTCCTCGTCCTCCTTCAGGCGGTCGAATCGGTAGCTGCCGTCGTCTTTACTCCAAGTATCGGCGACAATCTCCATCTTCGGGCGGGCAAAAAGATAAATCCGCCGCGATGCGGGCTGACCGTTGACGGTAACAATACCCTCGGCTTCGCCGGCGATGTAGCCGCGACCGCCGTATTTATAATGCGGCGAATGTACAAGGCCGCTATCCAAAATCATATTTGCCATCACAAATCCCAAGCCGTCAGGTTTACCAACATCCCCGAATTATTAACCGTTTTAAAATACATCCATTCTTCACGGGTCGCGTCGAGATTGTTATAAACCTGACCATACGGGACAACAGTCGGCAAAGGCATTGCCTCAAATATCAGTTTGATACCTGACATTTGCCCGCGCAACATACTTTTATTTTGTTTATCTTTTTCAAAAATAATGGCATTTTCCGCTGAAAATCCACCTGTTACGGGATTCGGATAATTAATTGCCATATTGTTATTTAAGCCTAACCGCCTCAATAATTCGGCTTGCCCCAAAATATTGCCCGAATATTCCTCCATCAAAAAACATTGCTGTAAGTTAGTCCCTATATCCAATGCATAAGAATTAGATGTTGTCATCGATATTACACAGTTGCCATCATCAGCAGGAGCAAAACTGGGGAAATCTCCAAAATAAAGACTCCCGCACATTGACGAAAAATTGGCATTAATGACGAGCAGGCAAAAAGCGCGGGCATGTCCAACCACAACCCATTGGAGCGGCTCTTTGGCATTTCGCCGGGCAGACGCATACATGAATTTCCGGCGTTGCCCGTTTTGTGCAAAGACTGCCTCTTTCTCGCCGGTCTTATTAGATGTCGGATTTTTTAATCCGACAACCTCACATCCGCCGTATTGGACAGACCCATATACGCCTAACGCCCATTTGGTTGATTTTTCGTGCGTACTCCGGAAGCAGGCGGCATTGCCATTTTCAAATGGTATTTCCCAGCCCAGCGGCTCTTTACGGTTTTCGTTTTCGCCATAGCCTGTTACCAAACAGGCTTTTAAAATGGTTTTAATATCTCCTTCCGCAGGCAGTACCTGCGGCGCACCTTCGTCATCCCAACGATAAACTTTTACGGGAACTCTTTCCGTATTTGACATTTCAGACGACCTTTTGCTCAAATATAAAGCACCATTAAAGCAAAAGCCCCGAAAATCGGGGCTTGGCATGGTTGCAGTCAGGTACTTGTATCAGCGGCAATATTCCCGCCAGATGGTGTCAGAAAACTCATGCGAATAGTCTTTGTCGAAATAGGTATTCGCCGTTACTTTTCCGTCTTTGGGATTATACGCATTGACCTGCACAAAACGCCGCCAGCTGGCTTTGTCCCAAAGTACCTCGCCGCACAAGATACTTGCATCGTCTTTATAGTAGGCTTCCATACTCCTTAACATACTGTCGGAAAAGTATGTTTTGGCATTGGCAATCATTACCGACTTTCTGACGATTTTGGTTTCTTCTGCGGCGGCCTGATTTACATTGACGGTTACATTTTCCTGTGCGGAAGCAGGCGGTACGTCTTTTCTTACTTGCGCCTCCACTTTTTCAGGCTGCGGGGCTGTCTCCGGTTTAACCTGTTTCGATTCGCGGATTTGTTGCAGCTTTTCGCGTTGCAATGCAATCTTTTCGCGTTCTAGCTCGATTTCTTCTTTGCTTTTCCCGCATCCCGACAATACTGCTGCGGCAAGAGCGGTCATGGTTGCGAACAATACGGCTTGTTTCATTTTTTTATCCCTTTATGTCAAATAGGATTGCATTCTAAATTAAACGGCATTAAAAATAAACAGGCGGTATAAAAAGGTCATCTGAAACCATGATTTCAAGTTTCAGATGACCTTTATTCGTTGCGCCTACTCAGCCACCGTATTACCGCGCAGGCAGGCGGTGAAGCCGTCGCGCCCTTCCTGTCTGTCGGGCGAGGGCTGGACGCTGCGGAGAATCCATACGGGCAGCGGCGTGCCGTAGGTGTTGAAACGGATGCAGTTTTGAACCGCCCATCCACCGCCGAACGCTGTCGATTTAATCGTAAAGTACGGTTTGCCCGTGGCGGGATTGGTCGGGGCAAGGTCGGTCAGGGTATCGCTCTTGGCGACCAAGCCCAGCTGCTCGCCGTAAAGCTCGAACTGGTTGGCAGTAGTGAATCTAATCAGCCAACGCTCGGTAATCGCGCCGTTGCTGGCGAGTTTGATCGGGTAGTCCTTGACGTTGGCTTTCGCCAGAATCGGATCGCCGCGCCGCGAATCCGCCCAAACGTTATCCCATGCCTGTTGTGAAAACGGCTCGGTTGCGCGTACCAGCAAATCGCCGCCGATCAGGGCGGATGAAACGTAAGTCCCTGCTTTGGGGTAGGCGCGCGAAATGGCAAATTGCAGTTTCAGACGACCCGAAATATCGACGCCCGTAATGCGGTTTTCCTCTTCCCACGCGCAAACGGCGGTAAGCGGCAGGGTGTATTGCGACAAGTCCAACGGCTCGCCAAAGGTAATGCTGCCCGCCTTAAGGTCTGCCGTGTATTTTTCGGCGAGGACGTGTTTGCCTTTGCTGTCGACCAAGCAGAGGCGGTCTAGGTTTTGACGGTTGAGCGTGATTTTCTGGGCGGCGGTAAACGCGCTGCCCAAATCCTGCTTGAGGCGGTTGGAAATCACAATCATGTCGCCCTTGCGGAACACGGGGACGCGTCCGTCGGCAGGCAGGCGCACGGCATCGATACCGATAATCGACGAATCCAAAGGCAGATTGTCTTGGGTTACGGCGTTGTATCGCAGCTCTTCGGGATAAAAGCCTGCGGTGCGGGTAATTTCGTAGAAACCTGTCTCGTAGTCGATTTTCCCCGTAATACCGCCTTCGATGTTGCCTTCGGCATTACTACGCCCGACGATGTCGCCGTTGTTGGCATAAACGGTAAAACTCTCGGGCTTAACCGGCGCGGCGGGGGTACGCCCTGCATAAGAGAAAATCTTAACCTGCGGCAGACGGACGACCCCGCCCGTAACCTTCAGGCTTTGGAATTTGATGGCAGAGTCGTTGATGGAAACCTCGCCCGATGCGGACAATGTGCCGATATTTTCGCCGCTGCCTTTGGCTGCACCCCAGTTTTTATAAAGCGTTCCGCCGTATTCGACGATTTCGGTCGTGCCGTCTGAAAAAGACCATGAGTTGTAAACGCAGGTGCTGCCTTGGTCAAAGTCAATCAAGACATTAAATGTCAGCCCGCCTGCCAGACGCCCGCTTCGGGGCTTGGCGTGGGAAGTGTCGGCGGACAAAAATTCCGCATTCCAGTCGCTGAAGGACATATCGACGGTTTTCTTGGCGGTCGCGTCTTTTTCCTGCGCGCGCCATGCGGCACCCAAAGTCAAATAAGACTTGGTCGCCCAAGCCAACGCCTCCACCCGCAACGCGGATTTAGGCACAATCAGCTTGCCGCCGTCCCAGCGGATACCCTGCACGGTGTTTTTACCCGCTTTCCAGCCGCCTTTGACTGCGAGCAGACTGATACGCGCCGTACCTGATTTAATTTCTTTTCCGGCAGAAATCGCCATTTTTATCTCCTATCTAACCGCTGCGCCATACCAATTCGGCACCGTGTACTCTGTCTCTTCAGAGACTTGCCCTTTAACATCCAATCTGAAGACCGACTGATTAGGCGTAGCGTCCTTGAATACCAGCTCCCAATGCGCTCCCTTATCCTCCGCCGTCATGCCGTAGCCTGCGCCGCCGACCACGCTTGCGCTGATTCGGCGCGTCTCTTCGCAGGTGTATTCGACTGTATTGCTGTTGATGTAGCGTTCGGTCGAAATCACGCCATTGAGGTAATCGACAGTACCCTGCATATCGCCCGTCAGACTGCCGTTGCCGTCGTCGCGGGCGGTTTTGGTGCCGCTGTCCTCCCAAGTCAATACCAACGTACCCGGCTTGATGGGATGACCCAAGCCATAGGTGCATTTGCTTTCAGCGGGTTTCGGTGTCGCTGCTGTCCCGGTCTTACCGCCGTCTGACGAGGCAAACCCCGAGATCCCGCCCCATTGGAACACAAGGCGGCTGCCGACATCGGGCAATACGGGCAGATTAAGCACGACAGAGCCGGTGGTTGACGACACCGTGCCTACCGCTTTGCCTGCTTCATCGCGCAACACGCCGTCGCCCGAATCGGCGAGCAGATACCAAACGCCCAACGCCATAAACGACACTTTCAGGCTGCCCGCGGCAGGGGCGGGGGTCAGCAGCGGCGCAAATGCCGTGCCTTGGTTGGTCTCTTTGATTTCAACGGCAAAGGCAAACCGCGCAGCCGATGATTTGGCGGCGGGGATGGCGGAAACGGTATAAGTCCCGCTTGGGATGCCGCTCAGACGGCCTTTTTCATAGTCCGCTTGGATGATGTTATCGCCGGAGACCAGTTGCCCCTGCGCATTGTCTTTGTAGTTGCCGATTTTGATGCTGCCCGGCAAAAGCGAATGGGGCATCGTTAACGTGCCGCCCGATACATACCCGCTAAACACCTGTTTTTCAGGCGCGGCAGCCACCCACATATCGCCCGCAACGGGATATTGGTCGGCATATGGCGTCTCTACTGTCGAAGTAGGAACCAGCTTTTCGTAGATGCTGGCAACCGTCAGCGATGCGTCGCCCGCCTTGAGGTCGTCTGAAACAGGTTTGACGCCGTAATAGCTGGCCGAATCGGCGACCTGCGTTTCCAAAATCTTGACCTTGTTACCCGCATATCCTTCAACCGGATAATCCACGCCGTCGAAATCGCGTGTCAGCGGGTTGGTCGTCTCCATTTTGACGACGCGGCGGCGGATTTCTTTGGTCTGCCCGCTCGGCAGGGGAATTTCAAACGTCCGCATTTCGTGCGTCAGGTTGGCGATGCGGAAATATTCGGTAATCCGTTCGGTCTTGGCATTGGTTTTGTCTTCGTATTGTAAGCAATACCGCTCGCCCACTTTAGGCAGCGGGGCTTCTTCGCGCTGATATGCCTGCACAAGGCGCACGCCCGCCAAATGCCGCCCCATCAGCGTCATGCGGCTTTCGACCGTTGGTACGGAATAAGCCTCAATACGCGGCATGATGTCTGCGCGGCTCTCGCCGTAGTTACGCGCTTTGAACGCCAAAAATGACACGTTCTCGGAACTCGGCGGCTCGGTAATGACGAAATGCCCGCCATAGAGCGGCTCGGAATCATTGCGCAATACGGCAGGGTAGAGCAGGCGCGCGTCCAAGCTGCCCATCGTGCGGTCAACGTCCGAGACGGGCGGGAAAATCTCGTTATCCTCGCCCGTCAGCGGCTGCCCCACCATCAACCCGCCGCCGTCAGGCGTATCGGTCATGCGCTGGCTGGGGTAAATCTGCAAATCCTGTTGTGTCAGACGCGTTGTCTTTTCCATGTTTGAAACCTTTTTAAATCCTGTTTAAACCTGCTTTCAGACGACCTTAAAACGTCATCAGGCAGAGTTTGGCGGTATATCGCTCGCTGTCCGCCTCGGGCGTCGAGTACCGCACCGGCTCGACGTTGCCCAAAGCCGCATCATGCGTGCGCCAAATGACATTAAATTCGCGTCCGTCGTAATGGGACAACGTCATTTCCAATTCGGGGACGTCCGTCCAGTCGCGCAAAGTACGCAAAGACCCCAAGTCCAGCCATACCCAATCGCCCGACAGCGTAATCGGGCGGCCGTTTGCCTTGATGCCCTGCTGGACGACTAGCCCGCCCGACAGCGTGCGCTGCGGCGCGGCCTGTGCCACCTTGTTCCAACCAAATTCATCCTCCCAGCGCATATCCTGCGGCAGGCGGACGGTTGCGCCGGTGTCCTTGCGCTTTAAAATCCAATCGGCCATTTCAGACGACCTTTGCCTAAATATAAAACCCCATTAAAGCAAAAGCCCCGAAAATCGGGGCTTGGCATGGTTGCAGTCGGGTTTGTATTTGCCGTTTGGATTAAGTCGTCCTTTTGAACGAGTTTTCCAGTTGCGTCATCAGACTGCCGACCGCTCTGTTGGCGACCGCCTCGTCGCGCTGCGCCAAAATGCGGTTAAGGTCGTCTGTATTGACGTTGACCTGCGGATTGCCGATTTGCTGCAACTGACGCGCCACATTGTTGCTGCCGCTTGCCGTGTTTTGGCTGCGGGCGCGTTCCTGCGCGGCAGATTCGGCGCGCTTGTTGCGTTGACGGTCGTAGATTTGCTGCTGCAACTCGATTTGACGCTGGTATTCGCGGGCAATGTCGCCCTGTCCCAGTTGCTTGGCGTTTGCCAGCTTCTGATTCAATTCGCGCAGCTTTTTCTCCTGCTGCAAAGCGTAGCCCGCCTCGGCGTTGCCGTTGAGTTCGGCAAGCTCCGCCTCAAGGGCGCGCGTCGCGTCGCTTGCCTCTTGGCGCAGCGCGTTCAGGCGGCGTTGCGCGTCGGCAATCGCATTGCGAAACTTGGTCAGCTCGGTATTGCCCAGCTTGTCTGCGGCACGGGCGGCCGCACTGGCGGCATCGTTCAACACGCCCTGCGTCAACGCACCCTGCGCCGTTGCGTCGCTCAACCGCTGCATGGCGGAATTGGCAAGGTAAATCTGCTGGGTGTAGTCCTTCATGCGCCCGATTTGCAGCGTCGCCTCCATGCCGATTTTGACGCCCCTGAATTTTTGGTTCATCAATTCGAGCTGCTCATTGTTGAACTTGACGTAGCCGCCCGTCTGACTGAGCCGGTAGCCGTAGTCGGTAACGGCTTTGGCGGCTTTTTCGGTCGCTGACGCCGCCTTTTCCGCGCTGGCCGCCGCCTCGTCGTTTGCTTTGACCACCTTGCCGACAGACTGGGCATGACCTTCCGCCGCCTGTGCGCCTTTATTGTGGGCGTTTTTGGCAGCCTCGCCCGCCTGCGCTGCCGTATCGTTCAGCCCTTGATAGGCGGCTTTGGCTTTTTCCGCACCGCCTGACGCCGCATCGCCCAACCGGGCAAGCTGCTCCTGCGTCAACAGTGCCGCGTCGCCGCTGGCTTTGAGCTGGTGTTGAAACTCGGCAAATTCCTCCTTGCTTTTAAGTTTGCCCATCATGGCCTCAAAGGCTGCCTGTATTAGCTTGGCATCTTTTTGACCGGCCGCCGCCGCTTCTGTCGAGGCCGTCTGAAAATCAGCAAATGCCTGCCGCGCATCACTGCTGATTCCCGTCATCACGGCCTTGCTGTCCACGCCGAGTTTGGCGAAGGCATCGGCAACCTTGTCAGTCGACTCCCTTGCAGTATCTCCGATTTTCTTAATTTCATCGGCTGTCAGCCCGGATTGCTTGCCTACCTTTTCCAATTCGGCCAAAAGAGCATCGGTTGATTCTTTGCTGTCCATCTGCTTGAGCGCGGCTTGAAACACCCGGCCCATCTGCTCGGCATCATTACCAAACTGAGAGGCAACACGCGAAAAATTGGCAATACCTTCCGCCGCTTTTTTGCTCATGCCGGTGGTTACTTCTTCAGCCGTCAGCCCCAAAGATTCGAGGGCTTTCTGCGCTTCGGCAAGTTCGCCCGTGTCCGCGCTGATTTTGATGTTTTTCTTATCCAGCTCGGCTTTCAGTTCGGCGGTTTTATCGCGCACGTTTTCCAGTTTGATTGCCAGCTCGCTGTAAAAGTCGCCGTTTTCGCGCCCGTCGGCACGCAAGGCGGCCATACTGCGCTCCAATGCCGCCTGCTCGGCAGCGGAAGCACGATATTCGGCTTGCAGGGCTTTGACGGCGGCTGCCTCTTCTTCAGCGGCTTTGGCTTTGGCGGCTGCGGCTTTTTCGGCAGCTTCTTGCGCCTTTTTATCTGCTTCGGCCAACTCGCGCTTGATTTGGGCTTCGGTTTTGAAATGTTCGCGGTATTTGTCCAGTCCGCCCGTAGTAAACAGGCTGTCTATGATGGCAGGGATACGGGCAAGGTTGTCTCCGAAAAGTTTTGCCCAATCAGTGTTTTCACGCAACCAAGAGCCGACCGCCTGCCCCGCCTCAAATGCCACAAACAACAATCCCGCATTGGCCGCTGCCAGTTTAAGGTTTTGCGCCAACACACCCGCGGCAGCCGCTCCGTTGCCGAAGCCGTTACCGGCGGCGGCAGATTTGAGCGCGACGCCCAGCTCTCGGGCAGCGGCAGTGGTCGTCAGGATGGATGCCTTGGTTGCTTCAATCCCGACGCGCTGGGTCGCAAACGATGCCGATACCGCACCTCCAGTCAGACGGACAGCCGCCTCATAAGCCTTGACGGCAACCGCGCCCGCCGCAAACAGCGCGGCAAGCTGCGTCAAAACGGGAAATTCTTCGGTAATTGCGCCGACCGCTCCGGCGACGCCGCCCACCGTACTCGCCAACAAAGACACCAAAGGCAGCAGCTTTTCTCCGACCTCGATGGCAACGTTGATGATTTCCTGCTTGGCTTTGGCAATCTGCGCCTCGCTGGTGGACATGGCGCTTGCCACTTCTTTTTGCATCGCACCAACGACCTGTCCCTTGTCGGCGACCAAACCCAAAGCCTTTTCATATTCGCCCAGCGAGCCGACCAAGAGGGCGATGTCGTCGCTGTATTCCGTTCCGAAGAGTTGCGAGAGCGTCAGGGCACGGCTTTGTTTGTCCAAGCCTTCGAGTTTATGCAGGAACTCGGTCAGAGCCTGTTGCGGGTTGGCGGCGATGTTTGCCGCCATCTCGTCGGCGGACGTTCCGATGGATTGCAGCGCGTCTTGGAAACCCTTGCCCTGACTTTGCGCCGTTTGCAGTTTTTGCAACAGCGCATTGATGGCGGTCGCCGCCACTTCGGGCGGTTTGCCCAAGGCGATAAATGCGTCGGCAAGCGCGGCGGCTTCGTCGGCGGCAAGTCCGAACTGCTTGGCCGTACCGCCGATACGCGCCATCGCCGCAACAATGTCTTTTTCACGGGCAGCGGTATTGTTGCCCAAAACGTTGATGGCATCGCCGAGCTTCTCGACTTCGCCGATTGGGAGCTGGAATACGTTGGCAATCGTCGCGGCGGCATTTCCCGCCTCTTCCGCGCTCATCCCAAAGGCAACCGACATCTTGGACGCGATGGCGGTAAATTCCGACAACTTCTCAATCGGGATGCCAAGCTGTCCGCCCGCTGCGGCAAGATCCGCCATTTCGGCGGCGGAAATGCCCAATTCGGCGCCCATTTTCTTCAGCTCATTTGAAAGCTTGGCGTATTGCTCGTCCGTACCCTCAACGACTTTTTTCACGCCCGCCATCGCGGTTTCAAACTTCATCGCCTCGCGGGTGGCAAACGCCAAGCCGCCCGCACCACCGACCAAGCCCTGAATCTCCGAAGCGACCTCGGTAATAGACGGCTTCACGCCTTTCAGGCTGGCTTCAAGCTCGCGCACCTTGCCTTCCTGAAGCTGCGTCGCCCGCGCCAATTCCTCGTGCGAGAGCGTGCCGCTGTCTTTGAGCAGTTCGTAAGCGTCTTTGGTCTTTTGGATTTCCTGCCGCGCCTTGTCGTCGGTATCGATACCGAGCTGGATTTTGGCATCGGCGATGGCTTTTAGGGTTTGCGCTTCGGCGGTCAGGCGGTCGAGCTGCGCTGTTGCTGCGGCGGATTCGGACGACAGGCGCGCCTCTTCGGCAGCAAGGTTTTTGACGGACACGCCCGATACCGACATCGCATCGCGGGCGGCATACAGCTTGCCCGTCAGCTCGGTTTCGCTTTTTGCCAGCCGCTCGGATTCGGCGCGCAGTTTCGCCAAATCGGCCTGCTGTTGCTGCGTACCGCCGCCGCGCATGGATTTCTCCAGCGTCGCGGTCAATTCGTCCAGTGCGCGCATTTCTTTGGCGGTGTTGTCCAATTCCGCCGACAAAGCCTTGTATTCCGCAATCGCCGCCTGTTGCGCCTGGGCTTTCGCCAGCGTCGCGCCCAGCGCTTTCGCCTCTTCCGTCAGTTTGCCCGTATCGATGCCCGCCGCCTCAATGGACTGCGCCAGCGCATTGATGTGTTCGGCACCGGACACGCCCGCCTTAATCTCAATACCCGCTTGGATGTTTGCCATAATTAACCCTGTTTTAAAACCCGTTTAAAAAAAGGTCGTCTGAAACTCCACGCCGCTGCGCCTACACGCAGAAGCTCGTTTCAGACGACCTTTTATCTACCAACCGAATCAGTTGTTGTACGACGTGAAGGAATAGGTCGAGGTCTCGCCCGAAGCCAACACTGCCGTGCCTTTAAATTCAACTTCGTTAAAATCATCAGATAACCAGTCGATGCTGCCGTCCACTGCCATTACGGCATGGGGGATGTGCAAGACGCCATCCTCGCCAGTAACGCGGTTGCGTCCGTCGACATAGATTTCCAAATCCAAACGCGACAAGGTGGCGGCAGAGACTTTATAGCCGCCCGATGCACGGGTTTTGTATTCGACGGTGATGTCTTCGCCGTCGTTGACGGTATCGGCAGTAGGCAGGATGGTAATCATGCCCAAGGTGGCGTTGATGTCGATATGCGCCGCGTCAACGGCAGCTTTGGACTTGTTTTTGACTTTGACGGTAGCCGGGTCGATGTTGCCGTTTGCCAGTTTGTACGCCATGCCTTTCGTGCCGATGGTTACGGCCTCGTCCGCAACAGTCTGCGCCGTTGCCGCGATGACAGCGGCTTCGCCCATCAAAGCCAATGCCAAATTGTCTTTGTCGAAGGTGTCGAGCTTCAGGCCGATTTCGGTGGGCTTGACGGTTTTCAGGCTGTCGAGTGCGCTGCCGTAAGTGCCTTTTTGCTTGGACACGCGCTCTTTGGTTTCCACGCTGGTCTGCGTGGTCAGGGCGGTGGTATTGCCGATTTCGATAAAGCCCGAGCCTTTTTGATTGAGGTTGCGCACCTTGACGTCGCCCTCAAAGATTAAGCCGTGGTCGTTTTGTTTTGCCATGTGGCAGCTCCTTTAGTTTGCCGCCTGCACGGTATCGCAGGCGAATGAAATAGGGTAAAAGGCAAAGCCGTCGTTGTATTCGATGGATGGCGAGGCGATGCGGCGGAAAGGGGTAACGGCATATTCGTCGCCCGCATCCCAGCCTGAAAACGCCCGTTGGATTGCCGTCAGGGTCTCGCCGACCTCGTACAGCGTGGATTTGCCGTTGGCGGTATAGCTTCGCGCGAGGACGAAGGTAAAGTGCAGCGTCGATTTGAGGAATTTGCCGTTTTTCGCTTCGTCGGCAAAGGTCGAGCCGCCGTAAACGACATAGACCGCGCCGTCCAGCGGGGCGGCTTTGCGCTTCGCCGCGCCTTGGGCGAGCAGCTCGGCAAGTTCGCCGATCTCCTTTACCACCTTAATGCCTTTGACGATTTTCAGACGACCTAGGATTTCGGGATAGACCGCCAATAAGTTTTCATGCTGTTTTAAAGCCATTAATCAAACTGACCGTTAAGCCAGTCCTCCATCAGTTCGCCGATGTGTTGATAATCCTGCACCGACAAACCTAAGTACGGACGCGCCGGCATGGTTTTCGTGCCTTCCTGCGCATAAACCGAGTAGCCCATGATTGAGCCAGTAATCACGCTTTTTGCTGATGCCTCGTGCGTAATGCTTGCCAAGAGGTTGCCGTGGTCCACCAAAATCCCGCCGCGTCCGTTTTTGGCTTGTGCCGTAGCGGGGGATACGTCCGCCCAGCGTTTGCCGTCGGGCGCAGTTTTGGTTTCGGCGATACGGCGGCGGGTCGAGGATTCGAGGATGCCGCCGATGGCGCGCAAAGGTTCTTCAAGGCTGCCCGTCAACCTGCCTGACAGGCGGCTCAGGCTTTGGGCGATACGCGATAAATTGTGTGATACCGTAATCCGCATCGCTTACTCCTTCAGCCATTCCCGCAAATCGGGTTCGGCATTGACATAAACGGCACACGTTGACGGTCTGCGGTCATCCGATACGCGGCTCTCGTCCAACATATTCGGATTTTTGACGACCATCTTGAGCCAAGCGATTGCCGACTGATAACGCTCCTCCACAATGCCTGTTACCGCGTCGTCGTAGAGGTAGTAGCGGGCGATGTCGCAGACTTTGATTTTCAAAACCTGCGGCGCGGTGTCGTTGGTAAAAAACAGTTTCGCCGCCCGCAGGTAGCTTGCCGCCTCTTCTTCCGCATCGGCGATTGCCGCGTTTAATACATCTTCGTTGATGTATTCGTAGTTTTCGTGATTCGACCGCTCCGCCATTTCCTGTTCGCCGAAGCGGGTAATCATGTCTTGGATGGTAATCATGCCGTCCTCCGTTTTCAGACGACCTTTAAACTTGCCCTAAAGGTCGTCTGAAATCCGTTTAAGACATGGTCAGCGTTGCCAACAACTCGGGACGCAGCGCAATCGGCAGCGGATTAGACTGCACATGCAGGCTCCAGCCTTTGTCGTGCTGCAATTTCTCGCGGCTGGCGTAATACGGCAGGGCGCGGGTGTTGACGGTCGCGTTCATGTCGGCAGGCGCGAAATACTCTTTGTAGAGGTTGCGGCCGACCGGCAGCAGAATCGCTTTGTCTGCCGCAATATCGGCGTCGCTGCCGAAATGGTTGGCGTACTCGATAAAGCGGATGCCTTTGTGGACAAATTCGGTCGGATTGAGCGTATCGCCTTCGCGGTAGGCGCGGGCTTCGTCGTAGCGTTTGTACACTTCGAAGATGGATTTATGCTTTTTGAGCGCGTTCAGGAAATCGATGCCGCAATACACCACCCAGCCGCGCACTTGCGCACCGGCGAATTTTTGGCGTTGCTCGGACAAGAGCTTGTCCAATACCGAGCCGACTTCGGTCGTGTCTTTGGACAATTCGATATTTTGCGTTTTGCGTGTAACGCCGAAATCGGTGTTGATGTCCAAAATCACGCTGCCGTCCGCATCCAAAATTTTGCCTTGCAACGCGCCGAGCATGAGGTGTTCGCGGGTGTATTCGAGGTCGGATTTGCCGCCGGCGAGTTTTTCGTTGACCTTGTCCATGACCGTTGCGGCTTGGGTCGTGCCGAAAGCGCGCAGGTTTTGCACGTCATCGGCGCGGATGACGTCGTGAATCGGCAGGTGCGGGATTTTGACGGTGCGCACGGTGCGTTTCGGACTTTCGACCGCCTGACCGGATGTGCCGCGCTCTTTGCTGGCAACCAAGCTGACTTTGCCGTCTTGGAACTCAATGTTGGCATAAGTAGTGGTCAGATATTCGGGTTCGAAAATACCCAGTTCGCGGATTTGGCTTGCGCCCGGGTCGATTTTGTTGACGGCGGTGGTCAAAGCCTGCACGCCAAACTTGCTGTTATCGGATAAAGGCATGATGTGTCCTTGTTAAATCGGGTTTAAAGGTCGTCTGAAATCAGGCGGCGGGTGTGCCTTGGTAAACGATGCCGTATGCGTCGCCTTCTTTTTTCAGCGCGTCCAAGGTTTTGCCGGTGGTTGCCGATTTGACATCCGCATCGGCGACTTTTGACAGGTCGATAATGCAGTTGAGCGGTTGGACGATGACTTTGCCGTCGGCTTCGTCGGTCAGCGCAAGCAGCTTTTTGCCGCGCAGCGGGTACTCGATAAATTTGCCCGCTTTCGTGCCTGCATCGGCGGCAACGGCAACACGGGTTTGCGGCGTGGCTTCGTATTTCAGGAAATCCGAAATAACAGGGCCTAAGATTTCGGTTTTAGACATAAGAGCCTCCCAGTAAGCCTTTGTGGCTGGCGACGGAGAACTTGCCCTCCGCCTCGCCGGTGTGTTCGGATTCGCCTTTGCCTGCGCCTTCGCTCAACAGCGCGGGCGGTACGACAGACTGGGCAGCTTTCGGCGTCAAATCGGCAATCATGGCTTCTGCCGCGTCAATGTCGGCAGACAAAAGCACGGTCATCGTCGCATCGGACAAGCCTTCAAACTTGCCGTTTTCTGTTTCTTTGAAACCTGCGGCGGACAATTTCGCCTTGATTTGGTTTTTCTTGGCAGCCGCTTCGGCTTCTTTCAGCTTTTTCTCGGCTTCGGCTTTTTCAGCCTTGAGCGTATCGACTTCCGCTTTCAGTTCGTCAAACGCTTGCTTTTCGTCTGGTGTCATGGATAACTCCAAAGGTTTTTTAAAAATATCCGGCAAGGGGCTGCCGTCCGACAACACCACCGCCTCCGTCTCACTGTCCACGCCGACGGCGGTAAACGACACCTCGCGGATGGTGCAGCGGCGCAAAATCACAGCAGGCCCCGTTACCTCGTTGCCGTTGACGGACAATACCGCGCCCGCCGCCAGCTCCTCGTAGGATTCCGCCTGCGCGTAAACCGACATTTCCCAAGGGAAGCCTTGGTCGGCTGCTTCGGCGATCTGCGTGCCAAACTCGTTGGACAACAGACTGCCCTCGGCAATCAGACCGTCCGCCGTTACCGACAGGCTGCACACGCCCGCCATTTTCAGCGGCGAATGCTCCAGCAGGACGGGGACGGACGCTTTGTGCGACAGCTCTGCCAAATCGACGACGGTCTGATAACCGCCGTAATCGAACGGCTTGCCCGAATTGGCGACGCCCTTAAAGGTGCGCACATCATCCGCACGGGTCGCCAAGGCAACCGGCAGCGCGGCGGACAATTTGATATTGAGGGGTGATGTTTTCGTATTCATAGCCGCCATTGTGCAACGCATGACGGCAAACAGACGGCGGCATGACTTCACTTTGCTGCCCGAAATGAAAAAGGCCGCCCGAAACCGTATTTCAGGTTTCAGACGACCTTTTGGAGGATATTTCAAAATGCAGACGGCAGAGGTTTAAAAAAACGTTTCAGGGGGCTTTTAGGGCTGCGTCAGATTGCATTTAAACTCTCGGATATATCTTTGCCTATCCTGACCGATAAAACGCGCTAAAACGCGAAATTTGAGCGGCTATGAAAAAAGGTCGTCTGAAACGGTTTCAGACGACCTTTGGGTTATACAGGTTTAAATCTCGGATCAGCTTCAAGCGCGGCTTTCAATTCGGACTTGTACGGCTTAATCCACTCGGACTTTTCTGCTGCTTCAAGTATCCATCCGCATACACGGGCAAATGCCGCAGCGGACAAATCCGCAATCGAAAATACGCAGCCCGAAAACTCGCCCTGCATTTGTTCGGCTGCCTCCTTGTCGATTTCGGCAAGACGCGGGTACAGATAGTCCAACAATTCGGAAGGGGCGGTTTTCCCGCCTAAAAATACTTTTACTTCGCGGCTGACATACAGTTCAGACGGCATGACTTACTCCGATATTTTTACCAATAAGCGGACTTTATCCCGCTGTTCTTTCGGCAATGATAACACATACTGCAACAATTTATGCCGGTTTGCCGCATTCAGATGGCGTAAATCAAGCGGGACAATATCGGCTTTATCAAAATGCTCCTGAATCTTATCGACCTTAGTATTCCACGCCCCGGCGGTGTGTGCAAAATAACGGTTCATCAATTCCGCACGTTCGGGATTTTCGGTAAACATAAAATCCAGTTTTGCCCATTCCTCGCGGGGCAGGTCGTCTGAAACAATCAGATAATCGGCTTGCCCCTTACCTTTCTCCACAGGCAAATCGAACACTTCCAGCCTGTCGCCCGTTTCAGCCTGCCACGCTGCCGCAGCTCTCGCTTCGTGGTCTTTGGTATTGTTGGCAGACTGCTCTTTTGTCAGCCTGCGCACTTCTTTTTCCGACACCTTATCCGACAAAGCCAACACCACCACTTTGTCAGACGGCACGCTGTACCGCTTGTCCAGCCACGCCTCGCGCTCGGCAATCATGGCGGTCAGTGCCTCTTCGCCGTTTTTCTCGCCAAACAGCGCGTCCATTGCGCCCAATCGGTCACCGTGGTTGTGCGCAAAGCTCGGCGTGATGTCGTCGGGTATCAATACCGTTTTGCCTGTACGCGGATTGGTAAACTCGACCATATCCACATCAGGCTCGCCA